CGTATCTTCATGATACATTTGGCAATATCTAGCCACTGATTCAGGCATAGACTTTATAATCTTTTCCTCTGCTTCTTCTAATGCTTTAGCCACTTCAGGAAAATTCTTTTTCACCAAATGGTTTACATCAGAGACTTCCATTTCAGGAAGATCATGTGCCAATGCAATCTTAACTGCTATGTCAACATCAAATTCGTATTCTTCTGACATCAACAGAACNCCTAAAGCTACAAAGAAACTATGAGTGGCAACTGACTCAGGTTGAATCACAGGTTTCATAGAATATCGTTTTGTGTGCTCTAATGAATAACTTCTCATAAAGAAGTTTAATATGTCTTTATTCATATTCAGTAGAATCCTCTGACCAATCTTTACGAGTAAATGTATGCGTTTCTAAAATATCATCTAATGCTTGACGTAATTGGCTATATGATTTACAAACAGAGCCAGATGCTGCTAACATGATATTAAACTTCTGACCTTTTTGTGCTGTTGTCCACAAATAAATAATAGGAATATTCTTGGCACTACAGTAACCTGCTTCAAAGATTGTACCGGTATCCTTATCATCGGTAATGCAAACTAGAAGACTAGTAACATCTAAAGCCGTCATATTTGAATTAAAAACTTCTTCAGGGGACGTTACACCTGGGACAAAAAGACTTTCATCTTTAGGGCTAAAATATCTGATTTGCTTATCATCGAGTATTTCTTTTACGTATTCTAAGCGTCTTGTTTGAGCATCGTTAAAAAATGGAGATGCAATATAGACATATAAATCATCTATTCTCATCTTTTTTCTCCTTTTCGATAATTACATCGCCATGTTGACTAATGTAGTAAGGTTGACCTGTTTCTTTGGCTTTATAAAGCTCTCGTTGTTGCCATTTTGCATTGGCTTCCATCCATTGTTGTGCATCTTTATCTGCTTGATTCATTTGGTTTCCTCGTTAGTTGACAACAATTTATTATACCATAAGTAAACATTAAAGTAAACATTATTTTTCTTTTGCATATGCTTTAACTGCATTCATAAGACTTTGTTGTGTCTTGTCTTTACTTTCGATTGCTTTAACAATGGCTTCATCAATTGTTTTCTTAGCAATAATTTGGTGAATGATAATGTTATTTCTTTGTCCTTGTCTATAAAGTCTCCTTACAAATTGTTCATAGATTTCTAATGACCATGTGTTACTAAACCAGATTACAGCATGTCCTGCACCTTGTAGATTTAAACCATGTCCTGCCGATTGCGGATGTGCAAGAAGTACAGGAGTTTTGCCTTGATTCCATACATTAATAATCTTAGTAAGCTTATCCCCGTCCACGCCTGATCCAATTACAGGTGCCGACGGAAATGCTTTCTTAAGTCTATCTAAGTCATGCTTAAAGTGATAGCCAATTAAACATGGCTGCCCTGATAATTCTTCTACAATATCGATTACAGCTTCAAGCTTAGCATCATGTATGTGCTGTACTTCGCGCTCTGCGCCGTCCAAATAGACTGCTCCATTGGCGATCTGCTGACACTTGCCAATAGCAACTGCTGCTGTAGATGCCGTTACTTGACCACTTTCTATATCAAGTAATAGTTTATCCTCAAGTTCTTTATACTTTTTAAATGCTTCAGATGGTAGCTCTATATATACTTTATTTGTGATCAGTTCAGGTAGTTCTAAATAGTCTTCTGCCGACATTCGTAATACTTTATCGGCTAATGCTTCATAGATTCGTTCTTCGGCGCCTGTTTGTAAAGCCCATGTATATCCGCCATAGCCACTAGGATAGAAATAGTTTGCTCTAAAGTGTGTGATGTATTTGCCAAACGTGGCTCCACGGTCAATTACAAGCTGTGGGCCGAATATATCCATTAGACCATTAGAAGCAGGGGAGCCTGTAAGTCCGACACGTCTTGGAAAATGGTCAAGTAATGGACTTAATGACTTAAATCTTTGCGTACGAGTATTTTTTAAGTAACTAATTTCGTCCACAACTAGCATATCATAAGGTAGCTTAACATTTAACCTTCTAAAGGTATTAGATAACCACGCCAAGCCATCAAAATTAACCACATGGATGGTTGCCTTATCATGGATTTTTTTGTCCTTCAGTGGGCCGTGCAGCACACTAATCGATAAATCTTTAAAGTTATCCCACTTGTTTACCTCATCGGGCCAGACAGCATAGCAAGGTCGTAATGGCGCAATCACAAGTACTTTCTTTATTGCATTTGCTTCTATGAGTAGCTTAATTGTTTCAAGCGTAATTGCTGTTTTTCCTAACCCAGGGCTTAGCCATAACTGACCTGAGCCATTTTCTAGAAGAAACTTAATTGCTTTTGTCTGATAATCGTGTGGCTTCCAAAGCATTTGTAATTTCCTCTTTTGATCTTAATACCAGCACACAATGATGATGCAATCGTAATAAGGTGTGTATGTGTTCTTGTCGAGCTGATAATTTGCCTGTTAATGTTTTTAACTCTATCCATAGCACTCTATTAAAAGGTAGTATGACAAGCCGATCAGGAAATCCAGTACTAAATTTTAAATGAAGTTTTATTGAAGTAATTTTTAGTCTTTTACATTCTTTAGAAAAATGTCTTTCTAAATCACGTTCAAGAACTTTTTCTACCATTTACAAGGCCCGCCGTTCTTTTTACTAAAGTGACAGTAATTACATAAAAAAGATGGATTAGGCGCAAATATTTTATCTTTCTCTACTGTTTCTAATCTTTTCTTTAGACTTACTTGTAAAGACGGTAAGTCTGCTCTTGTAATCAGTTTATACTCATCGCATTTAGCAAGATCAATAAACTCAATTGCTGTTTTAACGTATTCAATATGCGGCTTACATGACATAACTAATGCTGCGTATACTGACACTTGGTCTGAATAGTCACGATGCTTGCCTGTTTTAAAGTCAATGATGGTGGCTTCAGGTCCATTTTCTAAATATAAGTCAATTACACCACGAAACATTGCAGTTGGATCATTGTATAAGACAGGTTGCCAATCTTTATTTACGGCAATTGTCATTTCAGATGCAGCTTTAAGCTTGATCCAATTAGATAATTTGTCATCTAAATAAGCAATGTCTTCCGATAGCATAGGAAGACCGCCTTTAAGAATGGTCTCAATCTCTTCATGGAGAAGTTTACCNCGATTAGCGGCTTCTCCTGAACTATCTTGAAGCTTATCGATCTTAACAAACTTATATTTACGAGCACATTGCTCGTGCATTTTAACTGCTGAGTATGAGTGAATCATTCGTTATTGTCTTTAAATGTAGCAATAAACTCATCTAAAGCTTTATGCAATTGTTTTTGATTTAATGCGCCTACTGATTTCTTTTCTGTGGTCATAGTTTCGTCAAATAACCATTTATCAAAGCTAGTCTCAGCTTTTACATAAAACATAGATCCTTTAAACTTATCGCCCCATTGCGCATGAGGAGATGTTTGTTTTAAAGATATTCCTAGCTGACGATTTCCAGCCCATTCTTCTTTTTCAGTCATTGACTTGTGCCAATTATTTAAAATCTGAAGTAAGTGCTTTCTAAACTGTTCTTTAGTAACAAATTCGCCGGGTTGATACATGTTAATAAATAACTGTAATGGATTACTTTCACCTCTTAATAAACCATTTGGTTCAGGCAATATATCTGTATCACGATGAGTAGGCTGTTGTGGAATGCCATAAATCATCTCGGTTAATGGGGCATCTTTGCCTTCCATCATTTCTTGTACTTCTTGTTCTGTTTTAATAGACATATTGCTCCTTATTTAGTTTCTGCAAAGTTGTTGCCTATTACAGCCTCGGCAATAAAAGGGACATCCATTGGAAATGCATTGACCATACTTAATTCTAGTTTTTTAGACTCTTGCTCTTCATACCCTTTTTGACAAGTAATAACAATCTCATCATGCAGAGATAGTAAGAGCCGTGAATGTGTAGCTATTTTGGCATAATCAATCATAGCTTTCTTTGCCATGTCAGCACCAGATCCTTGAATTAATGTATTAAGGGATTTAAATCCGAATTCCATTAATTTACCATGGATTATCTTTGGCGGTTCGCCTTTTATTAGTCGTCCGCCGACAGTCTTAAATGGTATCTTTGCTCTGTATCTAGCTATAAGATCTTCATTAATTTTAGGCAGACCTGTAGCAACCTCTGTTTTGTAAAGATCCACGAGTTCTTTGGCTTCTTCATATGGAATTCTTAGCATCTCAGATAGCTTTTTAGGGCCTGCACCATACAAAATACCGAATGATAGAGTCTTTACATAATCACGAGGAATGTCTCTACCCACTTTTTCACTCATTAAGTTTTTACTGAATGTATGTAGATCAGCTTTAGGGTCTTTAAGGTATTGCTGCTTTAGTTTTCCATCCTCAAAGTAGGCAAACAATCTAAGCTCCTGCGCATTGTAGTCACAGGCAATCATGGAATGGCCTTCATCGGGCAGAATGTACTCACGAACCTTAGGTATAATAAGATCACGAATCTCGGAGGGTAGAGGAGTCTTTGGGCCTCGTGTAGGCATTGTCTGTAGAGTCGGCTTTGATGATANNCGGCCTGTTCTAGTACCTCCTGCTTCACCTCTCACCGTATTCCACTCTGTNTAAATNCGACCTGTAGAAGCAGACTGCTCTAACCATGGCTCGATGTATGTGCCTGTCAATTTGACCAACACATCTCGATGCCGTAGAACGGATGATAGCTCAGGATCTGTAATCAGATTTGCAAGTGTATCTTTATCTGACAAAGGCGTACCTTTATCACTCGTTGGCCA